TCGCGGATTCTTCGGGAGCGACTCCAATTCCACCTCCGGCCCCGGCATGAGTTCCGGCGCGAGCATTGCTTCCCCGAACTTCCTTCGGGCCGTCTCCGGCCGGACCCCGAAACGATGCGGCGGCTTGGATTTCCCCGCCGCCTTTTTGGCTGCCTTTGCCGCGCCGTCCAGCGTCCCTTCAAGCATCAAAACGCCAGACCGCTGGCGTTTTGGAAGGGCATTCATGTCCTTGGAAAACCGCATGTAAAACTGTGCTGTCCTTAGACTTCCGTCAAAAAGCCGGGCACACGCACTCTCCCACCTTCCGTGGGGTATGGTCGATTTGGCAGCCAAAGGCTCGCACGCTTCCTGCCACGACGTTTTGGGTAACTTGTGGATCGCTGCGAGGTGCTGGGCCTTGTCGAGGAAACCTATGGATTGATCCATGGGTTTGTTGAGCGACAGCAACACCTCAGCGCCTTGGCGGCCCCGGCTTGGTCGCGGGATTTGCCTGTGTTCTGTAGCGCTTGTGAAGAATTCTTCACAGGCGCTTTCTTGTCTCCTCCCCCGGCCTTCTGCCGTTCCTTCGCCGCTTGCTCGTAGAGGCCTCGGGCGCAATCCTCTGCCAGCGACTGGACTGCATCTTGCTGATGCCGAGGTCGCGGAGGGTTTCTACTGGTAACACGTTGTTACCAGTAGAATTCTGGTACGGCTGTCCACCGGACGCCTTCTCCATCCCCGCCAAGTCCGCGCCCATGCTGCGCTCGGCCAGCAGTTCCGCGATCTTGTCCTGGTCGGGCTCGTCGGAGAGTTCAAGCGTGCGGTCTTCGTACTCGTCGATCAGCTTGATGGAAGCGACTTCCTTGTGGTGCCTGAAGCTCAGACTGTCTTTCCGGAAAGACAATTCAAACGCGCCAGCCATCCAGACAAAATCACGCAGCGTCCCCTCCGTCATCCCCGTGATCTCGGCCGCCCGCTTGTACAGCCCGTCGCCGTAGTGACGCTTCCCGGCTGCACTCCACACCATGTTACCCATGGGTGACAATTTCTCGGTATCTGTCCCCGGCCGCACTCCACCTCGTTGGTTGGAATGACACCAATTGGTTACACCTCACTCATCCCAAAACCTCGCATCCGCAAACCTCGCCACCTCCCAAGACCAACTCGGCCCGAAGCACCATTCTCCTGGAATCCCCCGTGCCCGCATGGTAGGGTATTTACAGACGATGACGGTCACGTACAACCCACATACCAGGAGAAACCACCATGGCGTCTACCCTCACCGAACGCGAAACAGAAATCGTTCGCCTTGCCTCACTGGGCTGCACGGTTGGCGAGGTGGCAAAGATTCTCAAGCTGGCCCCGTCCACGGTGGACAATCACAAGTCCCGCGCCATGGCCAAACTCGGCTGCGACAAGGCGGCCCTGCTGACGCGACTGGCGATTAAGCTGAAGATCACCAGCATGAACGACAAGCTGACGCCGACAGAGAAGCGACGATCGGGGCGGAAGAAGGACGGGTGGAATTAGCCGGCTGGGACCCTATCTGGCACCGATCGGGGCGCACAAATAACGCCCCCTGGAGCTTGGGAGCGTTAGGCCTAAAGATGCTTATCCTCGGCGGGGCACTCAGGCTTTGCTGGCTTCTTCTGGGTCGCCACGCGACGGCTTGCTACACTGTGGTGCATTTGTCAAGTTCCTCTTGCTTCTCAAGCTCTTCTTCTGCCGTTGGTGTTCCCGCGGCAACCTTGCTCGACAGCAATGGAGTTACATCACTCCATTCTTCCATTCGGAAAACGTGTACGCGCCGAACATACTGACAAAATCGCGAGGCCTTCGCTCTGAGGACAGACTGCAATTTCACCAAGCATGTAATGGAATCCTCTTCGCATTCAGTGTGATAGAGCGATCCCTGAGGATGTGCCGTGAACCCGCATTCAGCAAGAGCGTTGGGGATCTCCGTTTGGTAAATGCCGGTGCGTTCTGTATCGGAAACATCATCTTTCGCCATGCTTTTCGTATCGAGATCGAACGCGATTGCATACTGGGCCATGGTGACGCTCCGTATTCCTGGCTGGATGTACTTGGTTCGGTAGCAGGAAGTTGCCCCGCCGCAGGTGCGATCACAGTGTATCGCCGCACCTGGGGCCGGGTCAAGCAACTGGGTGGCGAGGCAAGTGGGGCGGGAGGAAGCCACACGAGAATATCGGCAACGAATTGCCGACTTGACCGGTCCCTGCCTGGGTTTCGATAGGGGCGGCCGGGGTAAGGCTCAGAGGCACAGATATGTATCGTCGTCGTGAGTAATGTCGAACACCCGCAACTCCGACTCATTTGCATCGTATAGAAAGTGTGCACGGCACTTTATTCGCTGACCGCCTCCAAGGGGCAGCGAAAAGGTGAAGCACTGCCCGCGACTAGGGTGCGGATGCCTAGCTGGCCTGCTCAACGTGACAGGGTTCTGCGCCAAGCGGTCCATGGCGTCGTCAAGATGGTTTGCCGCCCCTGGTGCATCGCGTTCTTTAAGGAGTGCTGCGATTCTGTCCAGTGCATGCTCAGCGTAGATGATCGCGTAACACATTCATTGCCTGTTCGGCGGAGATGCCCTCTCCCGCATCTAGAGACATGATCGACTGCTTGGCACGCTCAGTATCCAAGCTCATCAGGCTAACTTCCTGAAACTCCTGACGGAGCTCGTCAGCACCCTCGACCTCAAAACAGCACTGCGTTTCGCACCGGTGAACAATCTGAAGAATTGCCTTTGTCTTCTTCAGCCACCATGAGTAGTGTTCAGCAAAATCACGCGCTGTGTCCCACGAGAACTCTGTGGCTCCGGCGGATACCTCACGCGCCCAAACATCATTGTGACGGCGAATGGTAGCAAGGAGCATCAGGCCGTAACGAATCACATCCTCGACATTTCGGCAACACATCGCCCTCTCATGATCGTGTTGCCACTGATCCGGGTTGAGTTCGCTGGTCTGTCGCGAATAGAGTTGTCGCTGTTCGTCTAAGATAGACATCGAATCATCCCATCACATGACCAGGTACTCGCGTGGCCAAATAATAATCGAAACAAGTGCAGTGGTGCAATAGAGACCTCAACACCTGTGTGGTTCGGCGACATCCGTGCCACCGGTGGATGAGATGTATCCATTCTCCAATATTTACAATGGGGGAGGTTGGGCAAGAAGTCAACACTTTGGATACTTGCGGTCTTCGCTTTCGGCTAGTCAGTGGCCCAAGTAAGCGATTTGACGGACAGGGGGCCCCTGACTGGGGGGCAGCAGCTATTTATCGAAGCGATCTGAGCCACCCACTCAGCACAGTTCAAAGCGCGGCTATGGCCGCCGAGCGCTTGACCGGCTCGACCCCGGCGGCAATCTGTTCAGGTTGTCAAAGATCCCGGGCCAACTGGCCCGAAGCTTACCTATCTTGCCAATCGCTTCTGACGGCGTAGAGCCCAAGCCAGGGCGGTCTCTATCGCAGGGTTGGCCCTAGACGCCCCATCACACCAGCAGGCCCCTCCCCGAGATTCTGCCCGACAAATCGTCCGTGATTATTTCGCTCACGGCGATGTTTCGGGCTGGGCTGGGTTATCTCGGCTTGCCCCGGTTCATTTTCTTGAGGAAGGCCTCCCGCTCCTCCGGACTCAACTCCCGCTTCGGCTTCCGCTTGACCTCGACAGTCGGTTGACTGTAGCCTTCCAGGTCGATCGCGGCCGTGGAAGCCTTCTCCATGCCGTCTGGCAATCTGTCCAATTCCACGTCCGGCGGCGGCATCTTCTCGGGGGTGACCAGTCGATCGCCATAACGGGACCGAACCGTCGCGGGCTTCATCCCAAGTCGAAACGGCCAGAAGTCGCAACGTGTGCTGTGCAGCCCATCGCACGGACACCAGATAACGTACTTGGCCGAGTCGCCCGAACAATCCAGGCACGCCTTGCGAACCGTCTTCACCGATAGCTTCTCTTCCATCACCACGCTCATCGCTCATTACCTCCGTTCAAGGTTCACCCTACGCCGCATCCAGCACCCGCTCCGTAGCCACCGGCACCTTCCCCTCGACCCGCCCGGCGCCAACCAACCCTCTCGGCGCCGCCTTCCTAATCGCCGCAGCCCTTGCCGCTATTTGCTCGGGTGACGGATCGCGACCATGTTGCGGTCGGCTCTCACTAACAAGTGGGCCTTCGTTCGGCTCGGCGAACGCCGGATCGTCGAGGTAGTTCACTCCTGCTCAAACTCCTCAAACAAGGCATCCACGTGCTCATCCAACCGCGCTGCCGCAACCCTCGCCGCGCCTTCGTCATCGCCAGCTCGCTCGAGTTCGGCAAGGCAGCGGTCGATAAGCTCGAGGAATTTCTGTCGCAGTTCGGCGTCTGTCATACCGTGCCAGCGTTCATTTTTCGGTTGAGTTCTTGTAATTCTCTGACTGCGTTTTGAAACTCGCGTAGCTGGTCTGTCCGCTGCTGCTTGGCAACCTCTTCAGCCGTCTTCTGCGACTTCAGATCGAGCAACGCCGCAAACGCTTCGGCGCTGCCTTGCTCTGCCGCGCCAGCATGCTCGACCGGTTTGAATGGCTTGCTGCGACTGAGCACCGAGTCGCGGACCAGTGGGCCCATGGCCCGCTTGGCGGTCTCGAGGTCGATGGCACCGGCGGCGAACAGTTCCTTGATTTCGTCCATCTGCCGCTTGAACGCTTCAGCCGGCCGCTCAACTTGCTGCTTCAGTTGCTCGCCACGGTGTTGGTTGGCTTGATCCTTAGCCAGCTTCATGGCCGTTTTCACACTGGTGATGCCCGCGGCATACTCGCCGACCGTAATCGTGCCGGAACGCAGTAGCGACTGGAGTGTCATCACATGCTGCTGGAACTCTTCCATCGGCGACAACATGGCTTGCGAGGCGCGTGCAGCACCGGCTTGCAGTTCCTTGAGGAATTCCATTGCCGGCTCGCGACGGCGCAACCGCATATCCGCATCAAACCGCACCGCCGCCTGCCGAGTTCGTTCGCGCCCCGCCTGGTAGTCGGCGCTGTTCATGAACCCGGCACGCACGGTGTAGGGCGCCAGATTCTCTTTGGCTTGCTGAACAGTGGACGTGGTTGCAGTCGCTTTATCGTCGCCGACGGTTATCCCCGCGGCCTTCAACATCTGCCGCTCCTTGGCGGATAGCGACTTGGCCACATCCCCGCGGCCTGTGAACTCCCGAATCTTATTCCACAACTTGACGGCCCAGTCGTAGGCACGCCGGAACATCTCGACCCAGCCTTTGACAGCCGCGCCGACGGTTTGCATCAGGTATCCAAGCGAATCGATCAGCGGTTGAAATGCGGTCATCACTTCCAGCACCGCATCCTTCATCGCCTTCCAGCCTTTTTGCCACGGAGTTTGCATCGCCTCCGCAACTTCCTTGGTCGTGCCGGCTGCGCCCTTTAGCTCATCCTGGTACTCGCGGATCTTGGCCGACATGCCAAGCAGCATTTGCAGCGACTTGACCGACTTGTCAGAAAATCCAAGATCCAGCAACATCTTCTTGCGAGCGAAGTCGGACATTCCGGCCATCTTGCGTTCAATGTCGCCCAGCACATCGGCAACGTTCCTGAATTCGCCGCTCGCGTCATGCACCGCAATGCCAGCACTGCGAAACGCACCCGCATTCTTGATAGCTTTTGTCTCCAGATCGCGCAACACGATAGCCACTTGCGTCCCCGCCTCGCTACCTTTGACGCCCTGATCAGCAAATGCCGCAAGTATCGCCGTGACTTCCTCGATTTCCATACCAACCATCTTGGCGGCAGCCCCCGCACCACTGGACAGCGCCTCCGAGAACTGATGCGCCGTCGCGTTGGCCATCTTGTTGGCTGCCACCAGCACGTCCGTAACACGGGTCAGGTTCTTGAGGTTCTGCTGCGAATCCTTGACAGTCATCCCCAGCGCCGACTGGGCGTCCGTCACCAGATCCGTGGCCGTAGCCATGTCCGCCATCGCGGCCTGTGCGAAGAGAGCCACTTGGGGCAGAGCCGCCATTGACTGTTTAGCGTCCATTCCGGCTGAGGCGAGATAGTAGTAGCCGCTCGCCGTCTCTTTGGCCGAGAACTGCGTTCCTCTTGCCGATGTCTGGGCTGTGCGGACCATCATTCGGCGCTGCGCCGCAGTCACCTTATCCATGATGGCGAGCGATTTGTGCATCTCCTGGTTGAGCCCCTCAACAGACGAGATCACGCCTCGGATCGCGCGGTACGCCACATACCCCGCCCCCAGCGCCGCCAGCGACTTCCCGAACGATGCGGTGGTAACGGCCGCCTTCTTGGTCGACCCACCAAACGCATCCACCCACGTCTGCCCCTTGCGCAGTTGCCGATTGAATCCGTTTAGCTCACTGATGGCAGAACGCACGCCCTTTGACACACCCGACGCGTTCGCCTTGATGTTGACAAGCAAACTTCCCACAACCGCCATTGTCTCGCCCTCACTGTTAGGTTTTCCCGTCCAACGCATGAATTGCGCCTTTCCGCAGACGGGAGGTGGTCCTAGTAGCCCCGCCAGATCTCAGAGATATCCTGTCTCGGTTGATTGAATAGCGACGGGGCCGACACTGGCGGGGTTGCAACCGTCCGCCCAGTTTGCTCGGCACCCGCGTACACCCGCCCCTTGGTGCTCGTGTAGTACGGCTTGCCGGTCAAGGCGATGTGCGTCAGGTCAGCCTCGAGTACTTCGCACACACGCTCGCCACCCTCGTCAACGAATCGCGTCCGAGCGGTCTCCTTGACCCACGCCGGGCTGCATCCGTCCAGTTCGCCAGACCGAACACACGACAACACGGTGTCATGCTTCGGCAGAAACTCTCGCAATTGGATTTTGAACCGCACGCCGCCAGCGACTTCAGAAACCGTCAGGTTGCCAAACTTGGTGGACGCCAAGTATTGTGATCCGTCGTGGTTCACATTCGCATTGATCTCGCGACCGGACCGAATTGCCCTACCAAACGCCCCTGGCTTGATTCGTTCACAGTAGCCAGCTTTCAGCTTCTGCGACTTCGTGCCGTACGGAAAGAACACCACGATTTGCCGGGGGGCCGGAGGAGCGCCGCCGTAGCGGTTTGTTTCCTCGCAAGACAATCGGACGGGCCGCTCCTCGCGAACATGCACAGACGCACGCTCGCGATCAATATCGAACGGCCGCACCTTGTGTTCTTCCTCTAGCTCACACGCGTGCAGTTCCCGTGTCGATAGACCGTCGTTGGCCCATGTCGCAGTCCCTGAATAGTGGTGATATTGGCCGGTCGCGATAGCCCGACGCACTTCTTTTCGTGGGAACCGTTTACGAAACCCCGGAATGATATCGCACATCCCGACGTATTCCGACTCGGTCTCCCAGAATCGTGGCTCTGGCAAACACCCCATAACGTATCTCCTTTCTCTCTGCTAAATGTCGAATTGCCGAGCCATCCGCTCTACTGCGTCGGCCTGGCTTGGCAGAAACTCGCCGTTTTCGCGGCACCACTGCACGCACGCCCACACCATCTGCTGATGGGGCGCCCGTGTCTCGTCAATTGGTCCGCAGACGATCGTATCGTCTGCCTCGATCGACATCCGGAACCGCCGCTCATGGTCAATCGCCTCAAGCAAGGCCACCGCCGTGTCGCCGATCCCTCGCATCGCCGTTTGCCAGGATGCGACCTTACTGGCACACACTTCCTCGCTCGCGATCACTCGCAGCCGCTGCTGTATGACCCCCTGTTCGTGCACGGCGAGGTTGGTGATCTCCAACTCCTCCGATAGCCCATCCGCCCGCTTCCGTGCGGCCTCCACTTCCTCCACTGTTGGACCGAGATGCACATTGTCAGCGCCGACCACCTTGCGGAACACCGCCGCCGCCTTGCCGCCCAATCCACGCTGGTCTGAACCTTGCTGCGCCTCCAACCGCTTCGCCTCAGACTCGGCCTCAGCAAACTGCTGCTGTAGGTCCGCTTGCTCGCGGCTCAACTCGTCCACGTGCTCAGTCGCCGCAACGTACCCTCTGTGGTCCGTCAGTTTCGTAAGTTTCTTCGCTCTCGTCTTCGTGGCAGTCGCCATTTCTCAAACCTCCAGTTTCGATCAGTTGTTGCCGTCCTGGTGTCATCCACCGGGCCTCGGGACAGCACACACGGCCCGTCAAATCAGTTCCGTTTCACCAAGGCGAGATACGCTCGCTCGTCGTCGGTTAATTCGCCAACCCGCTCGAGGTAGTCAGCATCATCCTCGCCGTCCGCCCTCGCTTCGGGCGCGTCAAACGCCCACCACCAGCACGGGCGTGTGCTGGGCCAGTCGGCGATCCACTCAGTCAGCACCTCCTCGCGGTGCTCTTCCCAAAGTGGTCGCACTAGCGCGGGGTCGGCATCGTGTCCCAGCACGATCACACCGACTTGGCCCGTGAAGACTTCGGGCAACTCGTCGCTCCCAAAGAACTCGTCACCCCGAAGCAGTTTGCGAACCACCCCTTCGCACGGTGGCCGCCGTCGTCGCTGCTTGCGTCTCACACCCATGATCTCTCTCCTAATTCGCCTGCCCGCCCAGTCTCGGCGGTCGGTCCTCTGGTGTTCCCACGTCGAGCCCCAATTCGCGGATCGCTCGCAGGCAGGCCAACCTGGAATCTCGCTCGATTGCCACCTCTGGCCGTGCACGTGGAGCATCAAACCTATCTAGGTATGTTGGTCCGTGTTTCGCGACCGCCCGCCGCGCCTGCTGGCACCGATCCCAAGCCTCGCAGGCGGCTTGTAGCTGTCGGTAATGGTGCGGCTCGAGGTAGAACTCGTCCACAATCTGCCGCCACCACGCCTTCGATGCGACGCTCAGGTGGCTTGGTGGTTTCGGCGTATCACTCATAACGACCTCGCTTCATCTGTCCGAAATCTCGACCGACCCCACCAGCAC